CTTTAAAGAAAGTCCACGATAATATGAGTAAGATTGAACCAGCATTCACGCAAGAAGAAATCAAAGCGCAGTACACGAAAGACCAATTGCTAGACATCATCACAGCAGCAAAAGATAAAACTCATGTACGAGTGTGGAAGGACAAAGTCACTGGCAAAATAAGTATCAAACCAATGTACTTTAATGCTGATGAACTAAGGAAGTGCATATCGAATGGCCAGTTGTTCACAGATATGGACGAGTTCAAAGCTCTAATTCAAAAGAAGTATAAATATTAAATAAGATGGGAACACCAGATTGTATCATAGAAAGTAATGGTCAGCATATATTAGTTGACATCAAGAGTATTAAGCCATTCAGTTTAAATGCTTTCGGCATTGGGCGAATACCTCGCAAGTTAAAAAAGAAGATGGCCAAACTTGATGGCTGGGAATTGCATGAGCAATATGCAAAAATGCTTGACAAAATGAAGCGCGACTTAATCAAACAGCAATGTAATAGCAGGCTTTTAAGAAAAGGTCAGCAAAACAAGAAAATTAAAATCACTTATCTAACAACTAAATAATATGAAGCACAAGAAACTGATACTGCTTTTAATCGTGGCTGCTATATTCATTGCAGCAGGACAATATGATGCTCAAATCAATAAAGAGGAAGCAGCATACTACGACCAAATGGCTTATGACACTGACACAACTTTAATAGCTGAATAATGATTTGTGGTCACTGTGGAGCTAATATCAAACCGACTAAACAAAAGAGCGAGCCTTATTTAGTTATATATGTTTGTGACTGTGGTTGGTCATACACACCAAAAAATACAATTGCACAAAATAATTATTTAAAAAAGAAGAACACATGAATGTAAATGTTGAAAAGTACATGAGAACTGAAATAAAAAGTCAGTTAGCCAGTTGCAATGAAAAGCGACAGCAGATGTTTAAAAGAATGTATTCACATGATGACTTAACAAAGTCTATTGATGAAGTAGTTGATAGCATGCCAGTTGAAAAGCTCGATTTGGCTCTAACACAAGTTGAACGTACACTAAATTCATAATTCAATGGAAGATTACGAAGCTGTTAGAAGTATGCTTGCTCAAGCAAGAGAGCATGGACTTGAAACTGAAGTTGTTGCTGCAGCACTTCAGGCAATGAACGAAACGAGTGGTATTAACCGTGCTTGTCAAATAGCACTTAGCGAATGGGACATCTAGTATGGCACACATTAAGAAGGCATGTATTGTCTGTGGCGCAGTCCACAAAATATGCTTCAAGATTGAAGAGTACAATGCTTGGCAAGCAGGAACTCCAATACAAACTGCATTTCCAGATATGGAAGCAGACAAACGAGAGTTATTAATATCTGGTATCTGTGGCCCATGCTTTTATACTGAATTTGAAGACGAGGACGATATATAATAAGCAGTTACACTAAATAAGAAAAGAGGAGTCAAATGGTTCCTCTTTTTAGTTTAGAATGGGTCTGATATTGTAATAGTATCAGGCCTTATTATTTGTATTCGATGTGAAACAAGTTCAGCATTCTTCTGTTCCTCTTTAGCATATATTCTTTGCAATGTAATATCACTGTTCCAGTTTTGAGGATTTGGTATTCGCATTGAAGCACATGAGGAGAGTGTTACAACACACAATAATAGAATTGTTCTCATGTTATTCGAAGTTTTCAGGTTTAATAACTGAATCCATAATTGGGTGAAATGGACTTCCAAATGTCAGTACAGTAATCCAAATTTGGTCAGTCTCAGCAACTTGCTTCTTTTCTTCGTCACTAAGCTCAAAGCACATTGTCATAGGAACATGTACATCTTCACTATCTAAAAATGCTGGCAATGGCAAATAATCTGGCTGGCTTTCACCAATGCAGATGTTTGACTCTTTAAATTTAATTGGCTTCATGTAATCAATGAATTGGTTTATAAATATTGTATGGAGCTTTCAGGTTATATGAAGCCTGCTCATTCATCAGATGTGCATAACCTTGAGATACTTCACCAGTAATATCATAGAACTTACCTTCAATCTCAGTAAGTACATGGTCTGCATCATAATAAGGAACTGCTTCTGGAAACACTTCCTTCAATATTAGATGGAAGTGATAACAACTACCTTCTGTATATACTTGTTGAGAACCAATGAAGGAATCTCTAACAACAGCTATAAACTTGTCTATTGTATTCATTTTAAATAGTGTTTGGTTAAAGTGTAGGTTTAAATAGGCTATTTTAGGCTACTTTTTATTAAAGTAATAGGCTTACTTATAAAATATAGTTTAGCTTAAATTTGGCTACTTTCTGCTATTCTGGATAGGCTATTTCATCGTCCATGTCTACATCAAATTCTTCGTCATCTTTAATCTCATAAAGCTTATTATCAACGTAAATTCTGTATGCGAATGGGTCTTTCTTCAGTAGGCCAAATCTATTATAAATATTGTAGAATCTTGCAGCTAAGCCAGACTCACGTGCATAGATAGTTGCGATAGTGTCATAGTACAACTTGACCAATTTATCGAGTTTAAATAGCCAGTCTGGTTTAAGTCTTCTGATTGCATCCATTTCAGTAAACTGAGTGTAGAAGTTAGGCACATCTGGATTTACCCATAAATCATATCCGCCACCATATTCTTTGCTTGCCATATAAAAGAAACCAGGAGATGTGGGTATTATGTGCCTACCATATTTCTTATAACAATTGAGTAGTGTAGTATCAATACCCATACGAAGTATCAGAGTTATCCGTTTATCGATTATAAGTTTAGTTTCTCTTGCTTTATCATCATGTTCCTTAGTCATTAGACGTATAAGTTCAATTAACTGTTTACGTGTTACAGGTTCAGTTAATTCTGGAGTTTCATTAATCATAGCATTACGCCTGATTTTCTTACGCTCCAACTCTTTAAATGTAGCTACATCTTTTGACTTCTGTGCAGCACGTTCACGACGTTCTGCTTGCCACTGTTCAAGAGGAACTCTATGTACTACGTCACTCATTTCCAGAAATTCTTAAATATGTCTATACCAGGTTGAGGTGTTAGCATCATGAAGTAGCTAATAGCAAGTAAGAAACGTGCGATGTACCACAATATATAGCCAAAGAAATAAATTGGATAATACAGGACTTTTGCAACTGCTGATAGTGCACGCACGAAATTAAACATTCTAAGCTTTCTCATCGTATTCTGTAGTCTAAAGGGTTAGTACTTTCAAACTGTTCTAAAGCTTGGTCATATGTAACGACTTCGCCACGAGAGATGCCTTGTTCTTTACAATCTATATCACATTGAGCTGATTGCCTGTCTGCATATATAGTTGCTAAACGAAGGTCAGTACGGCAGCACTTACCTTTCTCTTCATAATAAAGTGCGCTATTCAGGTAATTAAACTGAATTACAAATCCATTCTTTTCCATATCAATCAATATAACCAATTACTGTTAATTTACTTTTTGTTTTGATGATTTTCTTCTCATCTTTATTAATAACAAAGTTGTCATCACACTTTATAACAATCACTTTATTCTTTACTTCGAGTTGAGATGTTTGGTCAGCAACATAGACATAACCTTTGCACTCAACTCCATCTTCATTTATCCAGCTAACTAAATAGCAATAATTACTTTTTGCCATAATTCTTGATTGCTTGTTCTACAAAGGTGTACCATTCATTTACAAAGAAAGACAGTATAATTGTTGCCACGATTAATACTACTACTGGATGGTTATTCATAGTCTCGTATTCCAATTACGACAGGAAAACGTGGTACACCACCAGTTCCGTCAGGTTTAATAGGTGTAAGTGCTTGGTATTGTACAGTAGCCATGAGGCCAATATACATGTGCTTGTCAATAAGCAATGAAGTGAAGTACTCTTCAGTACCTTTTATGCCAGCATCAAAGCCTTCAAAGATTATAGAACCAGCCATTCCTGATCGGTTGCCTCTGCCTTCCTTAATGTCAAGAATCTCAAACTCTTCAGTTATCATTTCCTTACGTTTAAGCAAATACTTAGAACGGTAGTGTTCATATGGAGAGTCAGCATTACGAATCATTTGGCCTTCATAGCCAAGTCCCAAGAAAGTCTTATAGAAGGCATCCAAATCTTTTTGAAATGTTGGAGATGCAGGCTCTAAGAAATATGTCAGTGAAGGCTTAATGAACTTGAAGTCGTTAGCAGCGATAATCTCATTGAACGTGTGAAAGCGGTTTATGAATGTGCCAGGCATGTCGACATCGTATACATGATATTGCATGATGTTGTGTGACTTGTCAAGGTCAGCGCTACTTAATACAGACTTGCGTACAATTGAAGTAATAGTATTGAAGTCGTCACGCAAATCATGATTGTACAGTTCACCATCAAGTTTGGCACCTCTAGGAAGTAACTCGAGAAGTTCTTCAATCTCTTCTTCAATATGTGGACATGCAATAATCGGTTTACCAGTACGTGTCCACATTCCTTCAATAGTACCAGCACAACGGATGCCATCAAACTTAGGCTGAATAGCAATAAGCTTCAGAGACTTTACGTATGGTTTGAAGTCTTTGTACTTATACGCAAGCATTGGAGCAATCTTGGCTTTAGTAGTCTTTGCAAGTTCTACAGTATCGGCCCAACCTTTCTCATATTGCTTTTTGATTAAAGCCTGAGCTTCCTTGATTGCTTGTTCGTCTGCAGTCGTTTCGTTAGAACGACCTACATTCTTAGCTTCACATAGAGACCATTCAGAGTATGACAATATACCATCAATGAATCCTTCATACGTTCTGTAGTAGCATGAATCTGTTTCAATACCCCACTGCTGTATCTTGCCAATTCTGGACTTTTTGTATAGTTCTTTAAGCATTGATTGCGTCTAGTATTTTGGAAAGTTTGTTTTCAAGGTCTCTGTCTTCAAGTATATAAGTAATCAACTTGAGTTTCTTGTGATTTTTGTCATTCTTTGCAGTTGACATTGTCAATGATGCTTTTGTTGCATCTAATTCTGTACTCTTGCTGTGTAGCTTCTTACAAAGAGAGTCAATCTCAATCTTGCATTTTTGTAACTCAAAGTTCAGTGAATCTACTTTGGCATTGTGTTGCTTAGTAGTGTAGTCATGTGAAAACTTAAACCAAGTAATCAGTACTACTGCTGTTATTAATGCTCCTACCATAATTAAAAAGGTAAATCGTCTGCAGAATTTTGTTTAGTAAGCTTTGGGGTGTATGTAGCATCATTATGCTCTAAGAAATAAAGAACATCAGCTACATGTTTCTTTCTTGATTCTTCATTCTTATCACGTGAAGAATACAAAACTTTGGCATATAACATGCCATTCACTTGAGCGCAGTATACACCATCAACGAGGTCTCTTGGCTCTTCAGAATGCATGAACTCAACTTTAATGCCATCTTCGTTTTTGAACTGGATAGCATTTACTTCAGACTTCATTCCATCAATGCCTACTTCCTTAAATCCAGCAGGCATAACAGGATGGCCTAGTTCATATGCAGTAAGCATGCTACACAGAATATCTATGTCGCCTGCTTCTCTTGCTTTGTTGAGACCTCTTACAGCTAACATTAATGAGCCTGTAAGCATAATACTACCTAAATTCTTGTCATTGAGTTCTATCACTTGCTTTGCAAGTTCTAACAGTTCTTGTTCACTTTGTGTCATTGCGTTCGATTATTAATTTTAAGTTAACAGAAATCTAAACAAGGATTATATACCTAATCTTTGGGGCTTTAAGTCAAAATGCTTTTCGTATATGTGTAAGTCATTTGCAAAATGGTAGTACCAACCAATCTTCATATTAAGTTGTACAGCAACATACTCTTGCAACTTGCTGAAGCAATACTGGTCATTACAGAATCCATAGACAAGGTCATTAGACCTCATGTGTACTTCCATGCACAATCCATATTCTTCCATAAATATGAAGTTGATATACATCGTGCAGGGAGTGTCATAAGCATACTGGTCAGCTTCTTTACCATCAAATATAGTTATACAAGCTTGACGTGTATGCTTATTTTCACGTAGCAGATTTATGGCACCTTCTAGCTGGTAATTTCTGTTCCATTGCCAACCATAATTAGAATTGACGATGTTGTTGCCATTGTGCATCTTGTCCCAAGTAGGAGCAAACTTCTTAAGTTCGGCTACACTTCTATTTTGTGATTGGTACCATTGCCATTCACGTTCTGCATACTTGCCACTCCACTTGCGCCAATCACAAGCAATTAAACGTTGACCAGGGTGCATCATATAGAAGCCTACATTGAGTAGTTTACGTGTACCATTTCCATTCTCATGACCAAACTGCATAATCTGGTCATACATGTAAGTGAATACCTCGTTGGCATCTTCAAAGACACAATTGTTATATCTAAATATCATAATAGATTGCTATATTAATTTGTAAACCTTCTTTAGTGACTTGAATAGCTTCTGCAGGAACTTCTACAAATCCTTCTTCTTTAGCAGCATATTGGTTTTCACCAATTACTACTAAGTCTCCAATATGAAGGTATATTGCTTTCACTTTTCAGGTTCGTTGCTTATGATGTTACCGCACAGTTTGCACTTGAATGATTCCCAAATTGGTATCTCTTCTGGTTCACTACCATTATCATGTTGAAGTCGTTTGTACTCGCCATCAAATTGCTCCATTTCACCACCACATAATTGACATACTTCGTCATTATCAGGAATTGGGTCAACTGTATCAAGAATGTCAAGGCTTCTGTAATGTTTGATTGTTTCAACACTGACTGCAATTACTACATCTTTAACAAACTCACGCACAGCCATTGGATGCTTAGGCCCAATGTGTCTGTTAATCACATTGAATAGAGCAATGAACCTTTCTACAGTCAAGTACTTGCCTTCTACAAGGTATTCATACTTGCCACGTTTGTAATGCATTCCTGCAGGTGGCTCTTTTCTGTTTTCAAACTTTACAAGTACTTCAGCAAGTGCATCTTTGAAATATGCATCTGCAGTTAGTTCGTCTATGGTTGCGAATTTCTCGCTTATCCTTTCTTCCATTAGCTTCCAGTACTACCAAATCCACCAGTTCCACGTGCAGAGTTTGAACCTGCGTAAAGGTCTTTTACTGACTCAGTTTCTTCAACTTCAGCATAATAAACAGGAAGCAATACAAACTGTACTAACTTCTGACCACCAACTATAATTGTTTCACTGTCAGATACATTTATCACATGAATGTGAAGTTCACCTTCATAGTCCTCATCAACTACACAAGCACCAACCTGCAATCCTTGTTTTGTTGCTACACCAGATTTGTTGAACGCAATTAGTGCATAACCCATTGGCACTTTGACATGAATACCAGAAGGTATCAATGCTGCTTGACCAGGTTGTAGGTCAATTCGTTCAATTTCACTTGGCACAAAGAAGTCTATGCCTGCTGACTTGTCAGTGCCTCTGTGAGGAGGTTTGACTGTTCTCACTCTAGTAAATTTAAGATTTTGTTTTGCCATTACACATTAAATGTTAGATTGGTTATTTTAGCGACTTTAGCTTTCAACTTATCAAGATAATATGGGTCATAGAAATTTAATCGTAGTTTAAAGCATGGCCTTATTTGTGACTCAGCTTTCATAGCATACATTAATTTGTCAATATCAGACTTATGTATGTGCATAGAAGCTGAAGTATGATAGTACTCGCCTACACCTAATTCAGGATATGTGAATGTAAGTGAATTAAACATAATGCCATAAATAAGACTGAACGTAAATACGTCATATACCATGTTTCTTATTAAGTCATTAGAGCGCATCTGGACAGTCATATTAAGCTTATTATCACGTATGCGAAACATTATATTGTTTGTACATAACTTGTCAATAGATTGGTCATACATGACTTGATTGCTATTGATTGATATAGATGCTTGTCTTGAGTTCTTGTTTGCTTTTAGTTTTTCGTATGCTTTAAACAAGAATCCTTGAGTGAATAAATAATAACCATAATTGCTGTTAAACTTAGGAAAGACCTGACGAGTAGACTCGTTAATCTGAATAAAGTTATCATCATCGATATTAGGATATTCATACTCAGGAAAAGCTTTTAATATTGATAAATCATCTCTGTCACCATTTAGGTACCAGTCCATCAATGCACATGCTTTATTCTTTGAGAAGTAAGACTCGTCATTAGCAGGAGAGCAAAGATAAAAGTATTGTGAAAGTGGGTTTATTCTGAAAGAATAGTTCTCAACTTCAAGTAAGTCTGTGTCATTACATTTCCTCATGTCTTCACAGAATCTGCCAAACACATTCGTGTCAAGAAGTCTGAATGTATCTTGGTACATTCTCTTTTCAACTTCTTCACTTATCTTAAAGTGAGACGGTGCCTTTATATTTTCCATCCTACAGTGTCAAATAAGAGTTTGTCCATTTTTGCAGAGTCAGTAAACAATTCTGTTTCTTTGTTGAGGTCAATGGTGTATAGTTGGTCAGTGTACTGTTCATTGATTGACTTAATTACGTCACGCTCAAAGAACTTCATTGTAGAGTTTATTGCTTTAGGTCGATTGATGTTGTCAATGCAATCAGCTTTAATTGGTTCAAAGAATAGTACGGACGAGTAGATACTCTTATAAGCGAAGTTGGCATAATCATGCGTGTACTTGTATATTCCGTAATAAGCACGTAGTTCATTCTCAGTCAATGAATGTTTGTCCACATAAAATAGCAAGTAGAATAGCGAATCAGCGATAGACCTGTCAACCAAAATGACTCTTTGTTTATTATACAAAAGAAGCTCCATTTCCTGATTAATCTTCTGTTTTATAATGTCGCATTGCAATCGTAAATATTCAGATGGCTTTGACCTAACATCATCAATTGTAGTTAACAACTTTTCACGTATCAACTCACTCAATAATGTACACCTATCTAAGCCAATATGCCTTTGTAGACGTTGCATTGAGGTCGTCTTGCCACTATAGCACCCTCCAGAGAATGCTATAATGGTTGGACCTTTTTTGTGGAATATTGTTGGCATACTATTCAATGTCAATTATGTACAACTTGAAGAAGTCTAAGTCTTTTGCCAGTTGACTATTTATCCTACTTGTTTGGTAATTGAAGTTATGGATTATATCCATTGTTTCAAATGCTATTGGACGTCCATGAGTGTTGAAGCTTGTGTTTACAAGCGCACGTTCACCACACATGTATTCAACTTTCTGTAGAATTTGACCAATAAATGAATCATCAGATACAATTTGTGGACGGCCAGTATATACATCTTCAAGTGGTTTCTTGTGCATTACACCTGCCATAGAATTAGTGTGCCATACACTATAATCATGTGTACAAATCATGAAGTTGTCTGAACCAATAACCCTGTCAAGTTCATTCTTGTCAAACAAATGTTCTGCATTTCTTTTGAGCATTACAGGTGCACATGGCATTACTTCGTTGCGATTGTTCAAGTAATTGTTGATGCCAACTAATTCTTGAGTAGGAAGCATGAGTGTAGAAGTGTTGCACAAAGCACGTGGACCAAATTCCATAGGACCACTTACTAGATTCACAATTTTATTGTTTACAATATCAGTAGCAATTTGCTTAATAACATCGAAGCGTTTTGCATCACTATCAACGATTACATGCTTCATGTTTGGAATCTTGAATTTCTCAATTCCATGCAACTTGCGTTCGCCAATGCACAACGACTTGAATGGGAAGTCATACATTGGATATTTGTTTATAGTGTCAATGTAGAACATACCAATTGCTGCACCTTGGTCTCCAGCTAATGGAGCAGCACAGAATATACCAGGAATATGTGTAAGAATCTTGTTGTTTAGTTTTACATTGTAGAACACACCACCTACAACTATGCAATTCTTTATGTCATACTCATCAAGAATGCGTGTCATCGATATTTCAAGAGATTGTTGAATCAGATAAGCAATCATGACACGTGCTTTAAATGAATCAAACAGAATTTCAGTTTCATTGCATGAGTTCATTAAAACTTCTTCAAACCATGAGTGCCACCAATTCTTCACAATATTAAGGTTGTCAAAGTTTATTAAATCATGCCCATTTGAAATGTATCCATTTTTGTTGAGCCTTGCATTCTTGAGATGTTCAACAGTTGACTCGATGTAATAGTCAAGTCTGTCAATCTCTTCTAAATCACAATATTCACCAATATGAGCTTCATAACCAAGATATTTGTACTCGTCTTGGTTTTCCTTCATTCCTGTGAATGACGTTGCATATTGGTACATAAGACCAAAAGAAGCTGGGTAATTACGTACAGAAGTAACTAAATCCAAAGAAGTAGAATCGAGTTTTGTTTTGTAGATTGAAAGTACTTCACCATTTGTACCAAATCCGTCTGCAACAATGACATGAATATCTTCACCTTTCATATGCTCACCAACTTTGAAAACATCATTAGTATGTGCATGGTACTTAAAGAAAGCCAATGCAGAACAAGCATGAGCATCATGGTGTGTATCAAGTGAATCGCAAAATGATATATTTTCTAGTGTAGTGAATGCCAAAAGATTAGCCATGTCAATTTCAGTCATGTATTTACTTGGCTTGAATTTATGACCTGACTTATCGCAGTCAAACCAATGAGAGATATACACTTTACAACCTTGCATATATTGCATGCCGAGTACTTCTGCAATTTTGAATATTGCTCCACTTGGAAAAGCACTTGACGACTTGATACCGTCAATACGTTCTTGCTCATAACCAATTATCCTGGTTCCGTTATAATACACTAAGATGGCACTTGAATTATGGCCGAGAGTAATAAGAAGTGAGTTTTTGATTTGCATTGTTGTAATTTTATACTGCTAATATAATATATATAAATGACATGAAAAAATTATTTCATATTTATTATGGAATTTTAACTCTTATTAAGAAAATCCATTGACATATTTACTGACCTTAGCTTTAATAGCACTTAGGAGAGTTTCTTGCTTTCTGTCTTTAGCTTGGATAGCCTTCATTACATCTTCGTCATGAGTGTGTTCAGCAATTAAATGGTGAATTATAACATGCTTATCTTGACCTTGTCTGTATACACGGCTATTAAACTGCTGATATAACTCAAGACTCCAGTTAACAGAGAACCATACAATTAGACTTCCGCCACGTTGCAAATTAAGGCCATGACCTGCAGAAGCTGGATGGGCTAATAGGACTTGAATCTTACCATCATTCCAGTCATTGATGTCTTTACTTGTTTTCAATTCACGAGGTTTATACTTTTCTAACCGCTTCATAATACGGTCACGGTCATGCTTATAATTCCAAGCTACAAGGACACTTTGCCCGTTTGCATCTTCAATTATTTCTTCAAGAACATCTAACTTCTGGTCGTGTACAACATGGTAGTCATGATTTTCATCGTAGATAGCTCCATTTGCATACTGTAATAACTTGTTTGATAGTGCAGCAGCAGTTAAGGCTGTAATCTGTTTTGGCTCTTCAGTTTCAAGTATGTATGGCTCACCATTCTCGTCATACATAGTAATAACTTGTATGCCTTCGTCTGGCCCACCAAATAAACTTATGATATTTTCTTGTTCAAACTTGTTATAAGACTTCTGTACGTCTGACGTAAGGACCACAGGAATAAAGTTGTCTGTCCTCATTGGCATTTGTAAGTAATCAAAAGACTTCATACTGATACAAATGTCTTTAATCTTTTCAGTAATTTTAGCTTCACTGTCAGTGAGAAGTTTATATGAATATACAACATTACCTACGGTTTGGCCAGCTCTGAAATATAGTTCTCTGTATCTTGATATTGTCTTTTCAAGACGTTCACCTCTGTCAATTAAATAGAGTTGCGCCCACAAATCTATAAATCCATTGGAGGCTGGCGTACCTGTTAGACCTATTACACGTGTAAGTGATGTACGTACATTCTTTAATACTTTGAACCGTTGCGCTCTATGACTTTTGAAACTACTAAGTTCATCTAACACAAGCATGTCATAAGGTAGTTTAAGACCACCAAATAAGCCACACAGCCAAGCAATATTATCACGAGATATGATATATACTTCAGCTTTAGCATTGATTGCTTCCATGCGTTCTTTCTGTGAGCCAATAATCTTAGAGAACTTGAGATGCTTTAAATGGTCCCACTTTTTAGCTTCTTCTTCCCATACTGTTTCAGCCACCCTTTTAGGCGCGACGATAAGTACATTCTTAATCTCGAGTTCTTCATATAAGAGCTTATTGATAATAGTAAGAGTAATAACAGTCTTACCAAGGCCCATATCAAGGAATAAGCCTGAATACTTATTTTGCATACCGTGGTCAACACATTGTAACTGATAATTATGTAAGTCCTTTTCATTCATACTTCTTGAGTGTTGTTTTTACCTTTTCTACAGTATCAAGTACATACACATCAAAGCCTAAATCTATTATCTTCTTGTGCACCCACTTTTGTATGTCTTTTGGCTCATCTCCAGTTGACTTTGTTTCAACGAAGAATATTATTTTACCAGGAAGTAGTATAAGCCTGTCAGGCAATCCCATAAAGAATTGAGTAAGTAACTTTATGCAAAGTCCTTTCATTTTCTCAACATCTTCACGAAGAGTTCTCTCAACTACTTTCTCACTTTCTTTCTTCATTTAAATTCTGCATGACAACCATCATCAATAGCTGCAAAGTATAAGTTAGGATGGTCACTAATTTCAAATTCAATCATTGCCAAATTGGCTATATCAACTAGATATTCTGAATTACCAGTTTTCTCAAATAAATCGAGTCTTTTACGAATAGAAGAAATTCTGTCAATCTTGACTCCATTCTTCTTGTTATCCTGCCATTTGCCATACCTGAATGTACCGAGTACCATTCTATTGGCCATGTACTCTACAAACTGTTCTGACATCTGAGATTTGGCTAACTCGTCAAAATCAAGTGTTACCTTAATTGGCTCTTGCAATTCTGGCATTCCACACTTCCATCTCCACAAGTTATTAAGATAGTGTCCCTGTGTGCTCATGCTAATACTCTATATCTTCAAATACTACTGGGATAGCAAATGCTAACTCATCTAATAGAGGACACATAATTTCTCTCATTTGAGGATGAGCAGCTTTTGATGTACGTTGCTTGAAGATAGTTCTCCATTCACGTAAATTTGCAGTAACGATAATTTCAGTCTTTGTACTATTTGGAAGTACTGACCGTGCTTGTTGAGGAGTCCAACCGAGTTTGATGAGCATCTGATAGCTCTCTTCAGCAATCCTCATTGCCTGATTCCAAACTTCAAGTTCTGCTTGACCAGCATTAAGAAGCCAAAAAGGAAGTATGAAAGCAACTCCACCTTTGTAGTTACAGTAACGAGTACTTTCTTGTGAGAAACTTGCTATTCTGTGACGTACAATTTCATGTGACACACCACGGTCACAAATAAACCTCACAGAGATTTTCTCATGTTCAAGAACACTTTCATGCCCTTTGTTGATTAGCATGTGAACAAACTTACTCGCACTTTCTGGAGTAATCTTTTCTTCACTTTTGTAACAAACTCTTCCAGCCATTTCCAGAGACTTCAGAATGGCAGCACCATCAATTGGTGATAGGATTTCGTAATTAGGTTTAATCAATTCCATGTTTTGTTGCTGTTTAAAATAAGTGTAGGTTCAAATAGGCTATTTTAGGACATTTTAATTAAAAGTAATATAATTGTAAAGGTTTATGGTTTAAACTTAAATTTGGCTACTTTCTACTATTCCGGAAAGGCTTTAACTACTAAGTTTAATCAATTCGTCTTGAATAAAATTTCTGTTTGCCATAAAACCCAAAATTCTTAGTTGAGTTATTATACTCCCAAGTATGCATTGTTTTCATTATGTCATTTATTTCTCGTGTGTTATAGCGACTCATTTCTTCTTTTGGCTTTCCTAGACATTCACACCAGATTTCAGCTATACAAACATGCATCCTTTTTATCTTTTGCTCGGTTAGCGGGTCAGTAAGTGCGCGTCTACGGTCATCCAAATCTTTATCACTCCAATCACTTGGAAGTAATTTATTTAGATAGTCTTCTACAATGCCTTTGCGTTCATCCATTGCACTGTGCTTATGCTGTTCAGTACGTGCAAACTCTTCAGCTTCTTTGCTCATGTACAGTAATTCGCCTAATTTGTAATAGTGTACAGCTTCAGCCCATATTTGGTCAATTTCTGCAGTTGATAGGTCTTCCCATATATCTTTAGTAGCTTTATTCAAGCATACGTCAATAGGAATAAAACGTCTGTTACCTGACGGGTCATTAAGGAAGTCTGCACTATTTGTAGTACCAAAGAAAACACATTGACGTTTATATGTTTCAACTGTACGTCCATAAGCAGGACGATACATATCTTCACATTTAGTTATGAACTGTTTGATAGTTTCTGTTTCAGCTTTGCGTAATCCAGAAAGTTCAGCCATTTCAATCAACCAAGCGCCTTGTATTTGTTCAAAAGCTTCTTTACCTTGTACTGTCAAGAATGTATCTGAAAACCACTGTTTGCCTAACTTCTTAACGAATGTAGATTTACCTGTACCTTGACCACCAACCAAAGTTAACACTAAGTCAAATTTAGTGCCAGGAGCATATACACGTGCAACAGCTGCACATAGAGGCTTCCTAATTGCTTCTGCTGTATACACATTTTTAGGTGCACCAAAGTAGTCTACAAGTAAGTTATCTATTCTAGAGACTTTGTCCCAAGTTAAAGAGTCTAAGAAGTCTACAATTGGGTGAAATGCATTGCGTTCAAACTCAAGTGCTAATGAGTCATCAATCTTTGAACTTGCAGATATTTCATACACAGACTCTACATAGTTACGTATACCTGAATAATCAACATCACGAAGTGGTTCAGGAGTACTAATTATACGCCAAGGCATAGATTTTGTTATATACCTCTTGTTATCAAATCTATTATATTTGAGTGAATCTTTTAGATTTGTATCGTTCTGAACAATTAAGTTGATATTTGGGGCTGTGCTTAAGTATGTGCCACGTGTATCGAGCTTTAAATCAGTAATCCAAGTATCTTCTGCTGTGAATTTTGTGTCATACTCACTTGCATTTAACTTCTCATTTGCAATCAACAACTTGACATTATCATCTTTAAGCACAAGTTCTTCCATGCGCTTAAAACTCTTTTTGTCTGTATCCTTCTTTTCAGTTCCAGAGTCTAAGTAACCATATTTGTGAATACGAACTAAATCAAAAGCATTTGAAGTTCTGTTGCAACAAGGGTCTGTGCCATGATGGGAATATGCAAATGTATCGTCATAGATTATAAGGCCACCAGCTGTTGAACCTTTCGTGTACGTGTACCTATCTTCTGTATTGAAAACGTATACTTCATTAAGGAATGTTTCAATTGCATCTTTAATGCCATAAGTACGGCAGAACATTCCAATTACACCTTTCTTCTCACGTGGGTCTTCTTGCTTATCAATGTTTTCCTTTACATTCTTGTCAGCAACTTCTGCAGTTGGCCATTTTGAAGTATCATGCCAATCTTCATACATAGCAAGAACGTCGTCAGCATCAATCCAGGGACCGTCTTGCATGTCAGAATAATAGTCAATATCAATTGGAGTTGATGGCCAGAACATTAGTCTATTGACCTCAAATGTTGTGTTGTCGAATAGGTCAATTCCTATTTGACCAGCTACCCAACGAGATATAGCCATATACTCTTCTGAAGAGACTTCACGACTAATAGGCATTACAAGTCTATATCGTGGAGTTTCTTCTGTATATTTGTGCGTGCCATGTATTACAGCAGCATTATTGAATTTGTCACAGAAGTTAGACCATAAATCAATATCCCCAAAGTCAATGTCTAGAGTTATTAATTGACGTGATGCAATGTTTTGTGGGTTACGTCTTCCATTACGTATAAAACCACCTACATACCCACCAACATCTTTGATTTTAGTTTGGTCTTCTTTTGAAGCATCTATGAATTGCTTATATGTTTCAGAAGTCTTATATTCTGTGCATAGTCTAGTTGCTAAACTACTCCAGAATATACGTTCATTCTTCCACGTTTTTGTCTTTGCACTGAGTCCAGTAGCAATGTGTATGGCACCATCAAAATCCATATTAGTCTTTAAGATAAAAGTCAGTTACATAACCGGAAGCTTTAAGAACTAATCCTGGTGCCCAAGATAAGTCTTCTCCCATAATATCACACATTTCCTGAAGTTTGACTTTTGTGTCAATTCCTTCTGTAGGTACTTCCGTTATTGCTTCATCATGTACATGCATTACTGTGTTAAAACCTTTTGCTCTTAAATTCAACATTGATTGTCCGAGAATGTCACGTGAAATTGCTTGAACTATATTTTCAGTTAACTTACCACCGTAAGTGTCTACTCTACCCCAGAATTTTGTTTCTTGATTAATACCTTCGTAGCTTACACATGGAGTTCCTTTATCATTTGTGATTACTTTCGCATTCCAGTAATAAAGGTTATGCCCACTAGGAAGTGTAATAATCATGCAGTTATCCTGCATTGTAAACTTAATTTGCCTAAATGGACTAACTACAGTTTTCCTGTATTTTACACATTCAACAGAACATTCGTCTAAGTCAGCCCATAATTCAACAATCTTTGGATTATTTTTACGCCACAGTTTTACTATATGCCACATTTCAGCTTCAGATAACCCCATCTTTTCACCACCCATACGTTGCATTGCACCTAGAGCACCTTGATACCCAAGTGCCAACTCAGCATTCTTACCTCTCATTCTATACTCAGAATCTTTAGTAACTAACTCTATTGGCACATTAAACATTATAGATGCAGATGCTTCATATATTTTACCATGAGTAGCAAATACTTCCATTCTCCATTTTTCATCGGCTAACCAAGAAAGTACACGAGCTTCAATAGCATTAAAGTCGGCAACCATAAATGTATGACCTTCTTTTGCTATAAAAGTAGTTCTTACTAGTTGTGATAAAGTATCTGATACATCATCAAATAACATTTCAAGCAATGGGCCATTATTGTTTTTAACAGCATTGCGTGCCATCAGTAAGTCATCATGGTCTTCGAAATGGTTCTTAGAAAGGTTTTGCAATTGGACTAACCGTCCTGCCCATCGTCCAGTTCTATTTGCACCATAGAATTGGAATAAACCACGCGTTCTGTGGTCTCTACCAGCGCAGTTCAGCATTGCAGCATATTTCTTTACTGATGACTTACTCATCATCTGACGAGCTAACAAAACAACCCTAACATTCTCATGCTCACATTCCTCAATCAGTTTTGGTATCTCTGCTTTTGCCAATGTTGATATGTCTTTTCCCATGGCTTTAGTTAACCACGTCTTGAGTTGAGCTGGACTGTTAGGGTTGCTTAAGTGCGTTATTTGTCTTACAGTGTCTGAAGTCTTTTCAATAAACCATTCATCAATCATGGTAGCATTCTTTGCCATTTGCATGTCAACTAGAATGCCTCTGTCATTGATTTCTTGGTCAAGTATATAGAGTTCTTTATCAAATTCTGATATTTCAAATTTGTCAAGCATCAAGATTATTTCTCTTTCTGCTTCAACGTCGACCATGTTATAGTCTTTATACATTTGCCATTTACCCAAATCATCCATCGGATAATTACGTGTACGCTTTCTATTTGAGATAGTGGGCTTACAAGGCATTGAAAAGAAACGTATTAGATTTTTACCAGTATCAAGTTTCTTGTTCTTCAAATCTAATGCTTTAGAAACTTGGTCTAGTCCGAATGGTAAGCCACAACTTGCAGCTTTAATCATTGAACAGCGCCATTGGTCAATAGAAATGTCGTAGCCTATTTTCCTAAGAGATACACGTTCAAATGTGGCATTGTGCGCCCATTTCTCGATTGTATCATCGAAGAATGCTTCTTCAAGTTCTTCCGGTATTTCTTCTCCTAAGGCTAAGTCAACACAAACTACTGGACTATTGTCGAATGCATAAGATAGTATTAGTACCTCAAAGTCTGGTGACTCGACATATTTATAAAGTCCTGATGTTTTTAAGTCAACTGAAGAAAAGGTTTCTATATCTAAATATACTCGCTTAATCATACAGTATTTAATTTGTCAGTTGCAGTGGAGCAAGGACTCGAACCTTGCATTGTAATTCGTGTGTTATGGTGACTACACCAGTGAAGCGCTATTTGTAAAAAAGCTTACCTCCTGCACGAATCTGCATCCTTATGCTATTCCACTTTGTGCTTGATTGCTTAACATTTAATCAGCACAGCCATTTGATTTACATCAACGGATCGGAGAAGTCGTCTTCAGGTGTAGAACCACCGGAAAGGCGTGTACCAGCTTTGAGTTTTTGCACGTTGTTCAAACCAGCAGCAATACCTTTGCTACCTGCTTGGTTGTATGCGTAGAAATTGATTGAAGCGCGGCCAATCATGCCAGAGTAAATTTCATTCGGGTCAATGATTGGTTCGAGGTTTGCATCAACAATACCAGGAGGGTTGGTACTTTTTGCATTGACGAACACACAACCAGCGAATGCTGCATCGTCTGGACGGTCAGTGTCACCATCACGCAAAGGAATTGCAAGTTTTGCAGGTACTTTACCACCAAGAGTAGCAATGCCAGCATCAGTTGCTGCTTGAATCGCTGCTTTGATTTTGTCAATGGTTTTGGTGTCGGACTTTGGAATAACGATTGCTACATTGTACTTCAGTGCATCACCTTCCTTCATTGCTGTCGGTTTGAGAAGGTTCACATAACAGAATGTGACTTCTCCAGTTGTAATCTTTGTTGTAATTTCAGTTGCCATAACAAATAAAAATTTGATGTTTATAGATAGAAAGAGAATTAATCTTCATCAGCGAAATCACGCTGAGCTTGAGAGATACCCAATTCAGGGCGTTTATCAGTAAGGTCAACAAGAGTTGGTTTGCCTGATGGTTTAATAATGTAATTGCTAAGCAAAGACTCAAAACGCTTTTTACCAAGCACTTTCTGAATATTGGTTATGCCTTGCAACTTAGTTTGGTAAACATCATCAGCTGACAAATCTTTTTGTGAGAGTAGTATTTCTGCTACTTTCTCTTCATTGGCAAACTTGCGTCTGCTAGTGCCTTCTACCAGTTTAAATCCTGGCCACTTTTTGCCATTGTTGATGGCTAGACTGAGTGCATAATCTTTAACAGAATTGCCCCATTCAATCAACATATTGACCTGCAAAAGAATGTCAGAAATCTCATCATCAGTCAAGAGACTTGGTTCCCTGAAGTCATCCTTTGCAAGTTCAATATTATGCTTGTATATTTGAGTACAACGGCTCTTTACATTACAGAATTTACACCATTCACCAACAACTAAATCACCTTTACCTTCAAAGGCAATCATCGCACGTTCCTTCAGTTCGTCATTTGCCCATGCATACAAGTCAGCTTTGGTCATCGTGAATGAAGAAATGTTGTTGCGTCGTGGTTGCACAATTGTCATTACAATCTGAGTGAAGTCGTATGCAAGGTCGTACTTAAGCATAACACCCAAGGCATATAACATCAACTGCTTGTTCTTTTCAGCACTTACAGAGACACCTTTACCGTACTTCAAATCTATAATTTCAATTGTCTCGTCTGCAATAATTGTGCAGTCAATTGAACCTTTACCTCCAGGTACGTATCCAGTCAATTTTACTGATTGCTCAACAAGCATGACGGCACCTTGCGTCTTAGCCTTTGCTTCATTAAACTGTTGTTCACAGTATTCAACGTACTTCGGTACTTCTTCAAACATTTCGTCTGAAAATAACCTGTGATTAATGATTGCATCAATCTGTTGGTCAAATACATCTTTCGTTGTTTCACCAAGTACATCATACTGAAGGTACGCTTGACCTAGTTCGTGTGCAAGAGTTCCTTCTAGTGCGAAGTCACTCGTAGAGAACTCACCATATTCAGCTTCTAGTTTAGCACTTGGAGTGCAGTTCCACCAGCGTGATGAGCCAGAACATGAAAGCATTGAGTGCTCTCGTTCTTCATGGTTGATTACATTCTTTACCATATTACAAAGTTGCCATGTAATCGTAAATAGCTTTGTAATGTTTTGGTTCAAGCGTTGTTATGCTCTCTGCATTTAATTCACGCAGTTTGTCAAAAATCTTTTCACGATTATTGTCAATGCTAACTTTCTCTTGTAGCATAGCACGTACTTCTGAAATCTTCATTCCATCGTGCTCCTTTTCAGCAGGTTTGTCAACTGGCTTTTCAGCAACTTTCTCAACTGTCTTTTTAGTTTCAACTACTTTCTCAGTTGGCGTTTGCTTAGTTTCTGTCACACTTTCTGTAACAGACTTTTTGATAATTGAAGATAAATCGACATGGTCACCTTCTTCTTTTGCAAAAGCAATTCTTGCCATGAAGTCAAGTAGTGCTAGCACATGAAGCGGGTTGGTCGTGTCAATCTGAAAGGTGTGTGTAGTAATCATAATTTTGTTGCCTTTAAAATTATTTGTTTAGAAATCTTGCGATTTGTTTGTCTAACTCTAAAATGTACTCATTTAGTGAAATCATCTTTGCACTAATAAGAATATCATCTACAAGTTCGTCATTGAAAGTGAGAGTTGTTTTGAATGACTCAATATTGAACTTGGCTGTAAAAGCGCCACGTGTCATTATGAGTACATTATTTTTAATCGATGCACCTCTCCAACCTTTATTCATGTATAGGTCCTGAGTGTTGATTGACAAGTAATCAGCAAGCACATTCAATTGGTCAGAGTCAAGTTTAGTTTGACCTTTCAATATCCTGTCCAAAGCTGGTCTTGGGAATTTATTATCAGGAAATAATACTTTACACATTGCATTGAGGTCAAGATTAAATTCCTCTACAATTAGACTTAAATCGATGTGTGCCATTGTCTGTTTGAATTTTGTTATGCAAATATAAAAATAAATTTTAAAAGTAAAAAACAATTAACATTATTTAACTAAAAATAATTTTGTTAACACTTGACTATTTGCATAAACAGAGATAAACAATAAACTATATAAACAACAATTTCCAACTTACTATGCGATAATTAATTATTACTATTTAACTATTTATTTTATAAGTAGAAAGTTTATATGCTTTATTGTTTATTTTGTTTATTTGCTTTTAAAGTATTGATTTAGTTGCACTTACATGTAAACAAAGAATTGTTTCAATTGTTTACTCTTGTTTATTAGAACTTATATTTAAGTCCAAATTGATGATATGAAGATGCATGCAAATCTATATTGTAATTGTACTCTAGACCTAAGTTATGATAGAATATGCCACAGCCTATGTTTGCATAGTTGAGTGTATTGTATCCAGCTGAAATGAATGGTATGAAGGCAGGCACTTTGGTTATTGTTGTTTCTTTCTCAATTGGAGTAAACTCATAGCTCATTCCTTTTAATTCATTGTACTGCACTTTTGCATCAACTACAAGTCTGCCATTTTTGTTATCAAACATTAAACTCTTATACTTGTTTTCTTTTATATAATTAGCAATTATTTTTGCTGTATCAACCTTCAATGTTATATACTCTACACCACCTGGTAACTTAACTGTGTCAGGCGTTAGTGGGAGTATTGGATTTGCAGGTACCTCTACTTTGTATGGGACCAGTTTTTCTGAATAAATAGTGTCACGTACAGTTTTACCATGTTTGTACACAACCTTTACACTTGGCTTGACTTCTGATCGACCAATGAAGAAACTTATAACTAACCCTAAGATAAGGCAAAATAGTAATTGCCAGATGTTGTTTTTAATATACTTGAACATGAGTAGGTCGTTTTAGGCTATTTTATGACATTTTAATAAAAAGTAATATATTTATAAAGGTTTATGGCCTAAACTTAAATTTGGCTACTTTCTGCTATTATGGATAGGCTTTATATATATAAATATTGACCAACAATAAACGAAATATGCAGTCTACTCATATTATTAAGCAGACTGCATATTTGCTGTTTTAAACTGGACTTTCAAGAGCTTGTACACGTTCATCCAATTGATGTACAAACTCTCCTAGTATTTCGAAATCAGCAAGAGTTGTATATGTATCAGATGTAGCAACTTTTTGCAAAAGTATTATTACTTCAAGTAATATCTCACCTACTGCACTGCCCTGTTCAGAAACTTCGTTTTCAATCTTTTCCATAAGTTCTTTAACGGTGTATGCTACTGCTGTAGAACTAACTGTTTCATCTGAATCAGGGTCAGTCAGCGTGACTACCATTGTTTCTGTAGTGTCAAGTCCAAGTTCGTCAGGAACTGAAAATACAACTTGACTCAAGTTGGCAAAGTTAGCACTTACTGAATGCTTGTCAACACTTACAATCAGATCGTCAGTATCAACAAAATCAGTCATGTCAACTTCTGGAGAGAATGAAATGTAACACAATAGCGCGACAGTACCAAAGTCTTGACGCTCTGCATCAATGACTACTAAAGGAAGTTTATCTTCAACATCAGCAAATTCAAACTCATCTTTGTATGAATCTGACAAGTACTTATTGTATTCATACTCGTTACGTACAAAGTGAATACTAACAGAATTAATTTTTTTCATTGTTTTTGGATTTATTTTGTTCGTGACTTTGAGCATAAGTTACAATTGCTGTAGATACCGCAATTATGAGACCAGCACAAATCTCAACTGCGAGTGGTACTTTAAAACCAAGTGTACCAAGTGTTACCCACCCGGCCGTTACAGCTCCAGCAAGATTGCCCCACTGGTTACGAATCTTTTTCCATTCTTTTGGCGTTGGCGAGAATAATCTCTGGAACCAATTCTTTTTTGTTTTCTTCATACATTAAAAAATTTAAGTACTCCTGTTGTAAATAGTGTTGCTTCTGTCTTTCTTCGGTAGACTAAACCGTCAAGTGGTATTTTGCTTCCTTGGCCAGTTATATAATGTGTTGTCCACCATTTGTATAGTTCAGCAGACTTTGCGTTTATGAGTGCAGTCAAAGTTTCTGAGTAACCACAATTAAAATAGAAAGCTTGTAGCGCCTCTAACTGATAGTCAGTAAGCTTAACTGCAATTTTGCGTGCAATAAGAAGATTAACAGACCTTACGTCTAATTCTAATTGCTTTTGCGCTTGCTCAATTGTTGTTATTCTTGAGGTTGCATACGCGATTGCTTTATACTTTGGACCAATAATGAACTTACCTTTTGAGTTTACCATTGCATGTCCCCAACCTTCTGTCCAAATACCAGCAGGGTCCATTTTAGGTTGAAGACCAATAGCCTTCAAATCGCCATCATGAAGACTCTCATAATGTTTTATAACACTGAACTTTTCCATTATTCTTTTTGTTTTATACTACCACATTTGCTGTCATTCATAACTTCATATTTGCATCCTACACTATTTGTCTTGTCATCCATATAGTCTACAATGACCTTTGCAACTTCACCAAGGTCTTCTTTGTTAGCAATAATCTTGCCTGTTAGGTGTAGTAGCCGGTCATATTCAACCTTATCTTCAGCTTTCTCAAATATTGACTTCAATTCTATTAGTCCTATACCTATAGAACCAAGCATTGTGATAATTGGTATAAGTGGTATATTATATCCATAGTACTTGCCCAGATACCATACGCCAGCCATTTGCATAGCATCAATCACTGATAATGCTATTAAAGTGTTGTAGTACTTTGCAACTTTGTCTACCGTCCTACGAAATCCGTATGAAGAACGAATGATGTTCTTCTTTTTAGCTTTACGTACACCTGACCAAAGGTCTGTTAAAATCATCACAAGGACCATGATGTATAAACCAAAGGTCATCCAAAGTACTACAAAAATTCGCTCCATTTCAGTATTCATGTTATTATTTGTTTACACTTTTAATTTCTTCTGCCTCTTCATAGTACTCAGGCTTGTCTTCTCTAGGAGTTCCTGTTGAATAATCAATACCAAGTGCTATCTCACTTCCCATAATGAATCCATCATGGATTCTTTTGAAGGTTTTACCCTCTGTTGCTTTTATTGTCATGGTTTTGAACTTAAAGGATAAATTAAATCTGAGTAGGATGTCCAATTAGTAGCAGCTTTGTATGTCGCAACTGAAGAATCAGGAACATATATTTTTATTATCTTTGAAACTGAGGAAAGTGCTGTAAGCCCTAAAGTAGGTGGGGTTATACTTCTAAAGATTATGTAATCAAGTCCTGTAGCGTATGCAAATGCAGTTGAACCGATTGTAAGTAGCCCTGCTCCAAATTCCAAAGATGTTAACCCCGAAGCTTGGTAAAAGGCCTGACTTTGAATGTCGGTGACGTTTGGAAATACATAATCTCCTTTCAAAGCTCTACATCCGTAAAACATACTTTGCGTTATAGTCAACATCGCAGAAAATGGTAGCCTCAATTTTCTTAAAGATGATAATGTATTGAAGATATAGTTTGTCGTTGGAGTCCATGAATCATTCATTACTTTGATGTATTGCAAGCTTAAACAAGAAGAATTAAAGTTTGCAGGAAATGTGGTAACTGATGCAGGTACCACCATGTATTTAAGAGAATAACAATATGGAAATACATTTCCTTGTAAAGATGTTATGCTATTTGGAATGGCCAAATTATCAAGCGTTTCACATTCATTGAATGAATAGGAACCTAGCTGAGTTATACCTTCTGATATTACAACTTTCTTTAAGGCCCAGCAATTATTAAAACAATATCCCCCTAAAGTGCAAGAGCTTCCTATTATTATTCCTATCAAAGATGTCGGCTCACTCACCATAAATGGATTAGTTGAATTCCCTATTCCCAATCCAACAGTTCTACCTGCAGCAACAGTCATGGTAACTACTTTTATCCCAGGGGTTGACCAAAAGTGGCTAGGCACTATAATAGAACCAGTTGTCGTTATTACAGTATCTGCTGTTCCGTCGTTCCAAGAAAACGTCACCGCATCCGCATAATTCTTTTGTATTCTGAATGATGAGTAAATAGCAGTTCCTGAATTTACATTAACAAATATGTAGGTCTTTCCTGAGTCTGTAGTATAAGTTGGTTGTATTGTTGTATCCTCTGTAATGTTAGAATAAGAACCATTCCAGCCTCTGAATATCAACCTTGACTCTGTGGGGTGTGCACTCCCAACTACAAATCCTGAAGGTGCAGTTGCATTTGTCCCATTTTCAACCACTTCTGATTTCAGAATTACTCCATCCCAATCTACGGTTTCAACCTTTCGTGGGGTCACATAGGATGGAGTAATGGCTGCAATCTTAGCTGGATAACCACTCAATGCTGTTCCTACAGGAACGTTAACCCCCTTGGCAATAATAGCTTGCCTTGTAGCTTCTTTTGAAGCAAGAGTAACTGTATTTTTAGCATTGTAGTTGCCACTTATAACTTCCCCGTTGATAGTATCCAATAATCCTTCAACTGTAACAGTTGGAATACCTTGAGCAATAGCAGCAACTTTTGCAGGGTATCCACTTAAGGGAACATTAACTGCTACTGCAACACCCTTGGCGATAATAGCTTGTCTTGTAGATTCTTTTGAGCTGGATGTTGATGCTATTTTAGCTTCCCAATTTCCACTAATTACTTCTCCATTGACATCGTTAATAGCTACTTCTATAGATGCTTCTGGAACTCCTAAGGGTATGGCATCAATAGCGTCATTATAATCTTTTAATGGCACACTAGAATCTAACGTTCCGCCTTTTGAAATTATTGATTGTCTTATATCCTCTTTTGAACTACTGATTGCATCTGATTTCTCAACATAGCCACCAGCTACAGATTCACCATTTATACCATCTAAAATAGTATCGATTGTAGACTCTGAGATACCTGTATCTATCATTCCTATAGCCTCATCATAGATAGAGAATGGGTCTGATTCTAGAATTTCTACACCTTTGGCAATAATAGCTTGCCGTATACTCTCTTTTGAATCAGATATAGCCGTTGATTTATTTATATAGTTTCCATTTATAACCTCACCATTTATTATATCAAGAATACCATTTATTGTATTTTCTGGTATACCTATGGCTATACTTTGTATTTTTGATATAATTTGCGGAAAATTTGAATCACTATCAATGCTTACACCAAGACTAGATATAGCTGCTATAATAGCATCTACATTATCGAGCATATTCTGCATTACCTGTTTAGCACTTCTTATAGTCATATTACTGAATTTCTAGTATTGAATATATTTTATTCGAGAATACCGACCAAGTTGGGTCAACTTTATATGTATCTACTAGTGTATCAGGTACATATATTTTAAAGTCAACATGAACTCCATCAATTGCATTAACGTTAGAAAGCGTTACCTTTGATAAGCATCTTAGAATCAAAGACTTCAATGATGAGCACCCTTGCAATGCATATGGCTCTATAGAAGTGATACCACTATTTAAGATTATACTTTCTAATGACGTACACCCTTGTAGACTGTTATTACTTAAATGTGTAACAGTATCTTTTAATAATATACCATCAACATTTATACCATCTAATAATGTGTACTGTGTAATAGGTAAAGAACCACAATAGCATGAGCGGATTGCTTGTTTATAGTTGCTACTTAAAAGTGGACCTGGGTATGTTGCTGATTTACCTAATACAGCCTCACCTGTGGTATTAAATGTTACAATATATGTGCCATATGAAGTGTATGTATGTGAGGCATTTCTATCACCATGATTATTATCTATTACATTGCTGCCATCACCAAAGTCTATAGTTACACTGCCAGTAGCTGACCAGTAATAAAATGTAGGAGATAACCCAGTACTACTATCAATTACAATTTTTACAATAGACTTATTAAATGATGGGCTTACACTAGGAAATATTACTCTACACCCTTGTATATTAGTGTAATCGCTCCATGAATTTAAAACTAAATTCTCCCATTCTACTAATGGCGTAACTGCATCTTGACCTGTTTCAACATATTGCAAATCTATTACTTTGCCAGTAAAGTCTAGGAATTTTACTGCATTCGGGGCATATACATATTGGGCTGTTATCATAATGTCACTTTGCACATTCAATGATGAGTTGTCCCAACCTGTAAATTTGTACATTTCTCTTGATGGCTCTGTAGGTGGTAGTACATCTCCATTTAATAACACATGTTGAGACTTTAAAATTGTATCGTCATAGTCTTTATAAACAACTAGGAATATCGTTTCTGTACTGCCACCTGTTATACTTAACACTTTACTTGCAAAAGTATCAAGTTTATCACCTTCATATACACCTACACCTTTCTCAATAAGTGCACTAGCAATATTATTTTTACAACTTTTAACATATGTTACGAAGTTGTTTATATCTCCTAAACTCTCATTGTAGCTCATATACCTTCCATATTATCAATTATTTCCTGTATATCCCCTTCTAAATCACCATTTAGTATATCTAGTATATCCTTTATATTTCCTGTTTGATTTGCCCATTCTTTCTCAGTCATTACTGGCTCATCATCAGTTGTATCAAGATATGATTGATATGCTGATAGTCCGTCATCACCTTTTATAGGATTAGACCATTCCTGTTCAGCCAGCATAGGTTCATCCTCAGTAGTTGCTACATAAGACTCATATGCAGATAAGCCAGTATCCCCTTTAATACCTTGCAAGTCGATATCATCAAATAGTTTTGACATTATCCAGGTACCTTCAGAATATGATATTGTATACAAGCCTTTACGTAATATTTCTATACCACTAAAATTTGGGTATAGCCCTATGCTAGTGGCCATATAAAATATATTTTCATCCTGTATTCCTGGATTTGTTGATGTAGTCGCAAACCCAGCGAAAGTCCTATTCTTGCCTAGTGTGTCAATTATATTGCCTAATACCTGTTGAAGTAAAGTACCAGTTATTTCACCAGAACCATTTTCTTTTATTATTGCATTTACTGCATCTTTTAATACTGACCAGCTCATATATTCAGTTGTTATTGTTCGAAACTTTCATTATAATCATTATTGAATGAACCAATCGGTGTTGGTTGAACTACAGCACGACCTATCTTCTTTATAATAGTAGCACATTCAAATTCGCAGTCAACAGATGCAATATACCCACCATCTTGCCATTTAGGAGTTATCAAAAATGAATCTGGAGTATAAGCCACACCTTTACTAGTTATTTGTATATAGTCATGCATTCTTATTATTCTCATTGCATCACATAAATACTCTGGCACTAAGAATGTAAACTTGTATACTTTTTCGCTTATTTGTTTTTCTACAAAGAATAAGCCATCTCTCTTTTCACCAGTTTCATCGAAGTTATAATCTGGTCGTCCAACTTCTGTTTGCAAATACACAGTATTACGGTACAATGATGTATAATCAATTTCTCCGCCATCATACTCAAAGTTATCAAAATCCCAAAATTCAATTTTTAATGCACCAGATAAGTCATGTTTGCAAGTAAACACCTCACTAAACCAATTTTCTGCGCCATCACAAATTAATGCATAATATGAACCTTCTGGCATATTGATAGCCATTCTCAGTATACCAGGATACTTGATTATATCATATCCTTTACTTATACACCTTATTATGCTTAAACCTGTACTTTTGATGGCATCAGTTATATTCATGAATAATGTACCATCTAAGTTATATAGATGTACATCAGTTATTTCATTTTCACGTGTTGGTCGTACTATCTGAAAAGGTAATAGCTTACGGTCAGGCGAAAGTAATTGAAATACTTCTCCATACGAATAACTCTTCCTATGATTCTGAAATGATACATTTGGGTACCATGGAAGTATGCTGAGGTTATTATTCTGTATCATACACGAGAGTTATTTCATTCATTCTACTTGACAAATTAACTTGCAACTTCTCAATTTGGCCATTCCCAAAATCTGTTTTAATTAATGACATAACGTCTAAATCATCGTTGCTTGGTAATGATATAGACTGCTGTTTGTTACGTGAAATGCCATATGCATTTTCATTTACCTTGTTAACCTTAACTTCTTTAGCTGGCAAGTCATGCATATAAAATGTCGGTTGCAAGTATATCCAACTTAATATCCCGTTTTGCATTATAAATTTATGCTCTTCTACCTGTTTAGTTATAAATGGCAATTCGTACTGGCCTGAAAGTGGCGTTACCTCTGTAGCAGCGAATAATGCAAACCCGTCATTGTTTATGCTTTCAGGGTTAAGAAGCATGTAGTCTATATCAGGTGTGAATTGTGTAACAGTAACACTTTGCACATTTCCTCTTGTTACATACTTACTTATGATGTCAATTGGATAACCAGCGAAAGCATCTGTAACTTCGTCCATCCATGAAAACTCTATTCTTTCAGGTATTTCACTTTTATTAAATTCCCAGGTACTAGTTTTGTAATTCCAATTCTTTTTTACTTTTCTGTTATACAACTCAGTTAAATCATAATCACATGACTGTTCTTCTGTATATGAATTTCCATTTCTGAAATAGGAAATATGTTCAATCTTCAATTTGCTATCTTCAATGAACCATTTGCATTTTAATGTTGCTGATAACATATCTAGTACTTGACCGAGTGTTATTGGAGCTTTTCTTGCTGGTTGGTCATACTCACCTTTTGTAACATTAGATTTTGGACTTATAAACAGCCTAAATGGCCAGTTTGAAATAGGATTAGTTTCACCATATAAGAATTGCGAATACTCGCTTGTACCTTCATGTAATACATCTGGTGCAAGTTCATTTAACAAAACAGATATAACTGAATGTATTGGAAATGTGTCTTTTAACATATATGCTTTACGACCTTCTTCTTCTAATAACTCGTCAAAATCTAAAAATCTAAACCAGTAAGAACTTAGAATCCAACTTGATTTTGCAAGTGGATAATATAGTCTACCAAATAGAGAGTCGTAAGGTCTTACAAAATATTCATCTTCTGTAGCATACCCATATTCAGTTGGTTCTGACTGAAATTCATTTGATATTCTACATAAATCGATAGCATATCCTATCATGTATTTGTAGTTCCTGTTATTCGGTACAATATCATCAGCAAGAATAGGAGTTGTATTTTGACCAGCAATACTAGTAACATCTAACAAATACCTTGAATATACATTTACTGTAAAGTTCTGCATCAAGTATTGGCCTGTAGCACCACTCCCACCAACAGCAGACATAGCAAATTGCGTCCCTATTGGGTTAGCATATATTGTATCGCCTGAACAACCAAAAAGTTTAGTATTCGTAGAAACTAAGTATAACCCGAAAGTATAAAGAGTATGATTTGAATCTGAAAAATAAGGTTCATACTTCAATTTATAATCTCCATTTTGTGATGTCCATTCACATGCATTTTGCCTAGTAAATGTAAATTTATTTACAAACTCTTGGTCATCTATAGTGGGTGTAGGTGGATTCTGTGGTGATTTTGATATTGAGCTTCTTTGTAAATGCGAACTCAATGAAAATGAGAAATTTGCTAAAGCATTTGTGTCAGTTACAGGGTTACTAACTTCTTGTTCCCATGACATTCCAGACAAAAAGCACGTCAATGAACTTTGGCCAGGTATATAATATTGAAGTAATGGCCTTTTTTGAATTGTTAAAGGTTTAATTTCAGGTGCTAATTTTATAAGATTATATTCTTTATCAAGTCCTGCAAGTACATTTGTATATGAGTCGTGTACATTTACTTTTATCTCTACTTTCTTATTATCACTATCCCACTTACAATCTGTTTTATAGAATGAGCTAACTACATAGCCTGACCAATTTAAGCCATTATCATCACTTTTTTCGGTCAATAATATAAACTCAGTATTGAACGGTTGTGAGTCAATCCAATCGAAATCTTCATTTATAAGAGACATTGCACCTGACAAAGACTGTCTAAAGAAAACTTGGTCAGACTCTTTTTCATAGGTTTTTGTCAGGTCATCCTTGTATATAGGATGGACTGATATACCATTAATTGAGAATCTGTACTTAATAATCATTTGTACCGTCTTGTTAGATTTCTATATACCTCTATAACATTTCCTTTTGCATCAAACATATACTTACGTTCACCTTGTCTACGTATACTTTGAACTTCTGTTTCCAGTATTCTTAAGTCTGTATTGTGTGACTCGACATATGTAGTATTGCCAGAAGTCAAAGCAAACTTTTGTTCAAAATTACCTCTGTTTAACGAATCTATGATTGCCGGTATAGTTGACCTGTATTTTCTTGTATTTCTCTTATTTATGATTGCAAGCATTTCTCCACCTTCGGCTCTTCTGTTTTTGCCATCAGACGTTGTACCCAAATCTATATCATGACCTGATTGGTGACTTCCGCCGTTGAGCATTTCAGTACCACCTTCACCATATACTTTTGTTTGAGTCTTGGATAGTTGACTGGCTTTTGCTTTTGCTTCGATGAATGTTCCAAACATAGTTGCTATACCTGCAATAGCTAAGCCTATGCCAAGTCCACCAAGTGGGGCCATTGCTTTCCATAGACTTGCAGAAGCTGTAATTAAACTTGACGTTTGACTTATTGTATCTATTGTTTCTTGTGCCTTTTGATATTTTTGTTGTTCTCTTAAAGCCTTTTCTTGCGCTTTCTTAGATGATGCAAGTTCTTTCTCAGCTAATGCTACATTACTTGCATAACCATTATTACGTGCTTCAATTTCTTCTTGCAATCTTGTTTTCTTTGCATCAGTAGCATTTGTTGCAACATCTACAGCTTTTTGTGCAAGTTCCTGTTCTGCACTGAACATATTCTTGAGGTTATCTACAACCATGTTTACTGATTGTGATATCGCTTTTTTCTGATTATCATCTACTTTTAACCCAAGCATTTTGTAAATATCAAAGTTGTCAGACTTCAATTGTGCTAACTGCTTATTTATATCAGCAATCATGTTCGTGTAAGTAGTTATTTCTACTTGTGATAATACTTTTGCACCAGTTTTTGCAAGTTCTAATAGGCGTACATATCTGTCACGTTCTTGTTGAAGTTTGAATTTTGTCTTTTCTTCTTCTGTACGTCTTAGCAAATTGAACTCACTTTCTTGATACTTCTGGTATTGCTCAAATTGTGCATCACTTTTACTAGTCATTAAGTCAAGCATCTGCTTATCATATGCAGCATTTATAACTTTCTCATCTTGACGTTCTGCTGTGATTGCAAGTCTATTTTTAATAAGTGCCTGCTTGCGTGCATTTTCTACAAGTTGCGCTTTGACTGCATAGTAATCATTAGTACCTTCTACTAACTTATCAAGTTGCAGATTTAATGTTTCTTGCTCAGTTGATAACTTTCTTTGCTGCTCTTTTAGGTCAATATCAGCAATAGCAACATTGAATGCTTTGTGCTTATTAACAATAATATCAATTATTTGAGCTTTACTTTCTTTAGTGAGTTTTGCATCTAAGACATATTTTGCCATGAGTTCATCAGTTTCATCCTGAAGAGCATTTTTCAATGTAATCTTCTGCTGCAACAACGAGTCTTCTTCTAACGCATTTATGCTAGCCGAATACTCTTTTTGTATTTGCATGTTTGCTTTAGCTGCCGATAACTTTTCTCTTAAAGCTTTTTCAG